GGGGTGATGCGCTCATGGCATTGGTTCAAAGCAGCCCCGCCTATGATGACATCGAGGAATACATTGAGGATGAAGGCACACCAAACCCAATTGCGGTTTGTGTGGCCACTAGAAAAGGTCATAAGCCAGTGACAGTGAAATTCTCTGTAGAGGATGCAAAAAGAGCAGGGTTGTGGGGTAAGAACACATGGGCTTCTTACCCTCGCAGAATGCTCCAGCATAGGGCGCGATCTTGGGCTTTAAGAACGGCCTTTGCCGATGTGCTTAAAGGTATGGTTTCAACTGAGGAGCTTCAAGACTTCCCAGATGATGCCAAGCCAGTCCCAATGGCCAAGCCAGCAAATCCTCTTGATTTGGTTGCTCCAAAGCGAGTTGAGATTCCTGAGCAGACAACAGACACATTGCTGATTGAGGAGGCATTTAGCCAAAATCAAGACGCTGAGGAGATGGCTGCTGAATTTTCTGAGGTGGAAGAGGCCAAGCCTGTTAACACTACTGGCTCATTTAATTTGTTTGTCCCAAATAAGACTGACCCATATAGCACTTACGAATCGCTTGAGCAATGGGAAGATGCCTATGAAATCATCGCTGACAAAACTGCAAAGGCTGGCAAGGTAGAAGCAAAAACAAGAATGAAAGTTTTGCGTGAGCTTAAAGAGGCTAATGAAGCCACTTTGAAGAGCATAGACACTGTTGTCAGAGCAAGGCACACCAAAGCATATATAGATCGAGTCAAGGCTTTGACCGAGTTACTAAGTTAGCACTTCCAGCGCGTGATTGATATGCTTGATCCTGTCTTCAAGGCCAATAAAGCCACCATTGATTTTCTTGGTCATGGTTTTGTAGTTTCGGGAATCAGCATATTGGTTTAGCTTGTGGGTGTCCCAAAACCACCCAGCAGTTAGAGCCGCAAACATTGGAGTTGCTACCAACTCTGGCTCCATGACGAAATCAACCCCCAAAGCTTGCCCTGCATGGTAATAGTTTGCATGGCCTGTCAACTGAATGCAACCTCTGCCTCTGAAGCGATATCCATCACCAGAAGCCTCATCTCTGTTTCCCATGCGTGAACTATAGACAGTGTTTGCAATCAACTTTGGGTTTCGAGCGCAACTTTGTGCTTTGGCAGCATCAAACCTTTTAGGCCATAACTTCTGCAAAGCCTCTGCCCGATAATTTAGGTTCTCTTCAAGCACTTTAAACTGTCCACACTCATGGCCACATTGACCAATGAAAGCCGCTTGTCTGAGCGAATTGGAAATGTCAAAACGCTCAAAAGTGGCATTCAGAGCATCAACCCACTCAGCACCAATGTGAAGTTGTTTCAGTTGTTCACTGTTGACCATTGATCAACTCCCTCATTTTGTCGTAGGCTTCAACGCAGGAGTTGAGCTTGACGATGGCTTTATCCCCATCGGCTGCGATGTCGATAAGAGCTGATATAAGCGTTCGCTCAGATTCGCTTTGATCGGGCTGGATGGGTTCGATATTTCTTGGGGCAATGGGGGCACTTGGGCTGGCTTGTGGACAACTTGGGGTGGGGATGCGCAACCGACCAGTGCGAGCAAGCTCGTGCATAGCAGACTGTTTCTTAACAATTTCATTTTGAGCCTTTCTGAGTAGAGTTTCTTGATCTGACAATTTGGTGGCCATGTCTTTTTCAAGCACACGCGCCTCATCATTCTTTTTGGCAATGGCAAGCTTCATGTCGTTGTCTCTGTCTGACCAGCCAAAGTGATAGCCACTGCGATAAGTGCCAAACAGCGCAACAGATACGCCAAGAATTAACCAAGGGAGTGGAATTCCAAACATCAAGTCACCTCTTTTCTAGCTAAAGCCAATGCTTCTCGATCCTCGTCAGACTCCAAAAGGTCTGGTGGAGTAGTTGGAGGAGGAGGGGGTGTCCATGATTCGTCAAGGTCTGGATTCTTAAAGCCCATCCAGTTGTAGCCTTGCGACAATGCGCTTGCAGCACTGGCAACAGTCGGTGGGGGTGCGTATGGATTCACTGAGGGCTGGTAAGACTGCACTTGTTGTGGTTGGCTTGACATCATTCCAACAGCAGCACCCACACTTTTTTTGCCAATCACACCACCAATGCCGCCAACTATCAGAAGCACGATGTCGTTGAGCATCTTGGTGTAAGCCATATCAATTGGAGCCATGCTCTTTATTGGTTGAGTCACAAACGTCACAGAGTACAAAAGTGCAACCACAATAAAGCAGAGAATCAATGTGACCGCAATGACCACAAAGCCCCAGACTCTAATTTCTAAATCTTCAGCGTTTAGCTTCTGGCTGTTGTGATTGTTGTGGTGCAATTTGCTTCTCCAAAATTGGTGCGACTAAGTATTCAGGACAAGTCTGGGTAAACAGGCATCGAGGCTTTTGACATTCAGGCTCAGTAAACCGATCAGGGTCTTGACACTTATAGCGATAGACATCTTTGCAGCCTGTCAGCAAAAGCAAGATCAAAAGATATTTCATTTTCCAAGTCCCACTCTGCCAAGCAGTAGGTTTACGATCTTGTCGGAGAGGTCATTTGGCAAAAATTTGAGCAGCCCAAGAAACCATAAAGCCACACATCCATAAACGAATATCTTGAGGCACAAATCAAAGGTCTTCTGATACTCGTTCATCGACCACACCTTCTTGTGGTATTGCAAAACTCCATGAGTTCATAAATACCAATTGCAACCAAGAACAAAACAAATGCAACGCCACCAATAATCATGGCTAACTCATTCATTTCATTTTCTTTAGCCTTGGCAGCTTTCTCAGCCTTCTCTAAAGACCTCAGTTCTCTTGCATCATCGATGTCCATCTGAGCCTGTCGCTCTTTGATTTTGTTCCAAGTCAAAATCTGACCAGAGGTCATAAATAGCATCTTGAGCTCCTCTTCAAAAGCTCTTGCTTGCTCAAGGGCCATTTCGATTTGAAGTGCCTGACCCATGTTTGAGCCTTTGTTTTTCTTTGCCTCAAGCAGGGCTTTTGTGGCAGTTGATTTGGCATCGAACATTTTGCCAATCATTGGAGCCAGAGAGCCTAGATCGTTGGCCACCTTGCTGGCCTTCTTGACCATGCTTATAGCTTGCTGAATGCCAGCAAGTGCTGTCATCGGATCGATCATTTTTTTTCAACCTTTTGCCATTCAAGGCACACAACTTTTCGGTTGTAGACATCACCAGTCCATGCCCATCGGACACAACGATATTCAGTCTTCGCAGCAGTGGCTAAAGTTGTTGATAAAAACATAACAATCAGCCACTTAAAATAAATCAAATGTTACTTCTGGGATTTGTACAATTTATGAAATTTTTTTACTTTTAAAATCTTTATAGATTGCCCAAAGTTTGTGACCAATCAGCAAGACTGTATAAATCAAGGTTGCCCAAAGTACCAACTCGCTGACCTGAACACCCATCACGCTTGCCAGTGAAACTGTGGCTGGTGGGGCTAACTTGGCAGCGATGGCAGTGGTTGTTTCTGTGTTGCTCATCGCTCTTGCACCTCGATTAAAAGCGTCCTGTCCTCAGTCCGGGCAGGGCTGTTGTTGGTCACAATTCTGTTTGTTAAACGATAAGACTTGCCAGCAGTACCACCAGACACCCAAACCACAGTTGACTCTGCAAGATTTGCGCTTTGATTTACAGTAATCGCATCTGGGTTTATCCAACTTGAAGTGACAATTGTCTCTCCAGTTTGAAGCCAATCAGACCAGTCAAATCCATAGTCAAGAACCGCAGTTGGGTCTTTTATAAAATCAGCCATTAGAAACCTCCAAAATTCGATCCTCGTTGGCAACATACATCACCCGTGATTCTAACGAAATCACGATTTCTCTGTTTTCAGCATAGACATATAGTATGTTAGCGGGAGCAGAGACAGCAAAAGCATTTGCACTTGGAGCCGCTGCTGTAACAGTTGCTATTAAAGCCTGAATTGTGGCATTCCCAAAGACTGTCAAATTTGGAACAACCGAGCCGACAGTGTTGATATTTGCAAAGGCAGTGCCATCACCTTGAGCAGTGGCAGTCGGTGCAAGGTTTTGAACCAGAGGGATTGCCACTTGGACAAGTGCAGTGCCAGAAACTACAAACTCAGGCTCATTGGCCGCGACAGTTCCAATCAATGCCAAAGCATTGGCAAAACCAACAGCAGACGCACTAGGAGCAGTTGAGACAAGCGTTCCAATGCTTGACTGAGCATTGCCATCACCAAAGATAGAAACGCTCAAAACGCTTGCTGTAACAGTTCCAATGCTTGCCGATGTGTTGGCTGTGGCAGAAGTCGAGAATGCCAAAACAGT